TCAGACAAGTACCAGCCTTGTCAGTGAACAGGTAAGGCATTGTTTTGAAATCAATGCTTCTCAACATTTCACTCTCCTTCTTCCTCGAATGATGCTTGTAGTGCGTCCGCGAACACCTGCAATGCGTGTTCCACCCTCTTATCGAAATCGTCCGGCACCCGCGCACTGACAACCCCAGACATGTGGTTGCCGATGTCATCGCCACCATCCACATAGATAGGCACTTTCACACGCGCCGTCGCTTGCGTCATACCGCACGCCACGACATCGAATTTGATAGTGGTTGCGCCTACCCGCACTTTGTCACTCATAGATGCCTCCTTGTCTGTAGTCGCTTTCCATTAACCAGTCAGGCAAATCCTCACGGCTTATCCTGAAAATCCTCGTATTTGTCCGAAATCCGGTCGTTGACGATGTAATGGTTGTAATCACCTTGAGTGATGTACCACCACTCCTTCTTATGGCCTTCGCGCAGATAGTCTTCGCAAGTGTGGTCGATGCTGTAATCCGGCTTGACCATCTGACGGAAACTCAACTCGTCCACAGACGGGTTGTCCTTCACGGCTTTAACTATCGCGTCGATCTTGTCCTTGGTGAAATCAGGTGTGACCACGAAAACGACTCGTATCATCTC